GCATGGGAGAGAAGTAATAGAGCATACCTTATCTTAAATATTTTTTGGATGTTTGTCGGACTTGTTGGTATTTACACATCAATTTACGGAAATGGAATCACTCACTAGACGAAGTCTTATTAAAAAGGTATCAAACATAACAACCCTAATAATCCTTTCCCCACTACTTTTGGTTGCTGCCTGTGGTCTTATCATCTATTGGGTGTGTAAGTTTCCGTTTTGGTATATAGAGAGAAGGAAGTGGTATAGAAATGAGAAATAAAGGTATATGGTTTTAAAAAGATTTCGATACGAAAATGGATTAGATATAATCGCACCTTTAAAATGTGGTACAAGGTGGCTAGAAAACGAAACCAATCCCACATCAATAGAAGAACTATCTACTATATATAAAATCGAAAACATTACAAAAGATACTTACTGGGTATATAGAGTGGGTAGAGAACATTTAGAATCTGCTTTAAAAACTGAAATTAGAACTGCAATTGAATTCGATGGTGGTGATATAGATACAATTATAAATTCTTTTTTAAATGGTACGGTCACACATTGGTCTCCTATACTATTTAACTATATGTATAACCATTGGAATAGAATAGAGTTTAAAGTTATAGAGTTAACCTATTTGTCAAATTTGTTTACCGATATTCCATACGACCCAAATAATTACAATATGAATTATTATCATAATTCTACGGATACCACTTCAACGATAATAGAAATGGTCAATACCGATTCGTTAAATAAATTATATAGTATGATAGAAAATGATAAACCTTATTTGACTAAGATGTTAAATGGAGAGCGTATTCCTATTAAATTAATATAACTATCAATAGAGGTAAGATATTCCTATTCCAAAAATTTTCTTAAAAAACGACTTTACCCCCCCAACCCCCGCCGATATTTTTTGTAATGTCGATATATATTTGTATATTCACAATCACAATAAAAAAAATAATATATATAATTCAAAATTGAAATTAATATATACTTATAAGAAATAAACAAAAAGAAACATGAAAGCAGTATTAATAGCTACGGATTACATTAAAACTTCAACCGGTGAATATAAGGTTTTAGAAACTAACACTAATGCCAGTTTAGGTGTATTGGAAGATTTGGATGTAAGCATTTTAGAGTGGAATAATATAAAATTATTTATCGAATCAAATAATTTTACATCGGTAAATGTAATTTATCCGGCATATGATAATGGTATTAAAGATATTATAAAAGATATTTGTGAAAATCAAATAGGTGGAATCACATTCAACGCATATGAAACTACTCAAGGTAGTATTACGGTTCCATACATTGAGGATGTAGAAGGTTCATTTACAATTAGAATTTCATATGATACTACCGCAATTATTGATTCTGATTATGCAGCCGATAAATATAATTTTATAAAAGCCTTAGATTCTTTAGAATGTAAACCAAAATCATATATAGTAGATGTAGTTGATGATTTTGTGGGTTTAACGGAAATTACATACACAGAGGGTATACCTAATTTTATTGTTAAAAAAAGATATCCTAATTACGACAAATATGTTTTTCCTAAACTATATCAAATAAAATCAGTACAAGAATTAAATGATTTAAAAGCTTCTATAAACGGAACTGAAGAGTTTATACAAGAATATATACCATCAGAACTTACTAATAATACACATTCAATTGTTAGAGGTATTGATTTACTTTATGGTGGAAACTTAGATATCATTTCATTGGGTGGTTATAAAGTTGGAAACATGATACCAGTCGATATATGGGAATCAACATTTGATTCAAATGGATTAATGGATAAAAAAGATAGACCAAAATACATAACATACACATATAATGTTGAAGATAGAGTAAACTATATTGTTGATGTCGATGAAGATATCACTATGGCCGATGGAAGTATAAAAATATTTGATGATATTGTTGTTGGAGACCAGGTTAAATCAATTGCAATTCCTGATTTAGATGATGATGAAGTTATAGCGAATATGAATACATGGACTGGTTCTTTCCAAAATTTCTCAGAAAATTTTTATGTAACATCTTCACAAGTTATAGATAAAATAGAATCACAAGAACTTAGTGATTTGTTTATAAGAATAACATTTGAGGATGGTACTCAATGGGATGATAATGAAACATCACACATATTGGTAAAAGAAGGTGATAATATTAGATTTAAAACGGTAAATGATTTTGTTGTAGGTGATGTTGTAGAATGTATAGAAACTATAAATTACACATTAGTACATAAAACAGTTTCAAATTTAAATATAATTTTTAAAGAAAACATAAGACTTGGTGAAATTAATGTTGAAGCAAAAGATGTATTCTTACCATTAGTAGCAAATAATTTAGCAGTAATTCAACATAATGTGTGTAACGCTATATGTAGCTCAAGAGGTAAATGGCCTTCATGTCAAAGTTACGCACAATGTGGTAATTGTAATCCTGCATCCTGTACACAAAAATAATAAAAAACAATAAAAATAAATAATATGGCAATAATTAAACATGAAATAATCGAATTATCAATAGAAGAAAAAGCAGCAATTTCAACAAAAATCGTAGAAATTGTTTCAGCTATAAAAACTGATATACAAAATAATTAAAATTTTTTTTAATTATTATAGAAAAGGTTCAATGGTTTTAGAAATAAACCTTAGAACCTTTTTTTATTATAAATAATTTGGCAATTCAAATAAAAAATCGTATATTAAACATTATAATGTTATTATGGAATTAGATTTAAAAAAAATATCAAAGGCCTGGTTTGATTCTTGGTTTGGTGGAGAAGAACAAAAAACACTTGCTGAAAAAAGATTAAAAATATGTAATGTGTGTCCTGAAAGAACAGAATATATTAAGGGATTTCCTACCATCTGTGGAAAATGTGGTTGTCCATTATCAAAAAAAATATTTACTGGAACATTCAATGATTGTCCATTAGAGAAATGGAACGAAGTGGATGTACAACACCCAAAAATATTTAATAAAAAGTTATTGTAATATGGTTAGGTTTATAGATAATGTATTATTAAATGATATTGAATTTGATTTTTTAAAAAATTCAATGAATAATTTTGTTTCAAATAGTGTACCAGTAGATAGTATAACAATAAAGGAAAATACATATCAAAATTTTTATCATAGAATGATGTTAGATAAAAATGTAGATTTATTAAATTACCAAAATAAATTATTAAATTATATAAAAAAAAATTTTAATATAAATGTAAAAATTGAAGCAATTTGGATTAATAAAATTACCAATCAATATAATATAAATGCCGATTTTCATACAGATGAATCACAATTTACTATGATTACATTTTTAAATGATAATTTTTTAGGTGGAGAATATGAATATGTAGATGATAATGATGTGTTTGTAGAAATAAAACCAAAAAAAGGAGTATCAATTATGCAGAATCCTCTATTATTACATAGAGTAAAAAATGTTATTGAAGGTGATAGATATACATTAATTTGTTTTTTAGAAACAGAAACCAAAAATAAAAAAACATTATTATAATGAAAGAAGCTGCAATTGAAATATTTGATTTCTTATCAAAAGAAGAATGTGATGAAATTATAAATACCATATCAAAAAAATATGAATTAGAAGATGCTTCTACAATGGACTTTAGTAAAAATTCAGAAAGTTTTTCGGATTACATATTTAATAAAAGAAAAGCAAAATTTATAAATGCATCAGAATTCGAATCTTTAAATGATAAAATTATAAATAAATTAAATGAACTAAATATATTAAAAGGAATTGCATATAAAAAAATACGCGCATATACTTTTAACAAATATATGATTGATGATTTTTTAGATTGGCATAAAGATGGGGCAGAAATTAAATTTAATAATGCAACATTAACAATTGCAATCCAATTAAATGAAGAGTATGAAGGAGGAAGTTTTTATTATATGAATGGTTCCGAACAAAAAGAATTTAGTAAAAAAACAGGCACTTTAATAATTTTTGAATCAACAACACAACATAGAATTGATGTTATAAAAAGTGGAATGAGATATTCGTTAAATTGTTGGCCAACGCATGAAAAAATAAAATCTTTTTTATAAGAATACAAATGAAACCATTACTATCAATCACAATACCAACCGTTGAAAGGAGAAAAAAATGTTTCGAAGAATTCTACGAAGAAATTGTACGCCAATCAAATCCTTACGGAAATCAGATTGAAATTATTTCCTTATGTGATAATAAAGATATGACGATAGGTGAAAAACGAAACAAATTAAATGAAATGGCAACGGGTAAATATGTTGTTCAATGGGATGATGATGATTGGATTAGTAAAGATGCAATCCAATTAATCATGAAAGCTATTGATTTAAATGTTGATTGTATAACGCATAAATCACCAATTGATAAAGAAACATGGACAAATGAATTTTTTTATTATTCAATAAAACATATGTGGGAATTTAAAAAAAATACATTCTACATTGCTCCTGACCAGAAATGTCCAATTAAAAAAGAAATAATAGATAAAGTTAAATTTAAACATATACGAAATCAAGAAGACAAAGAATTTGGAATTAGCATTAAAAATTTTTTAAAGACAGAATATTTTATACCAACACCAATATATTTTCATCTAAATCGTTCAAATGAAAGTATGAATGATTTTAATGGTAGATATGGAATTAAACCTAATAAATTAATATAAGTTACTATATGATTCAATACGAGAAAATATTTACAAAAGAAGAGTGTGAAAAAATTATAAATTTCTCAAAAAATACAAATGAAGATATAAATTTTGATTTTTCTAATCATTTGAATGGAAAATATGAAAAAAATAGAATAGTTTTTCCAAAAGCAGCATCATATAATGTATATAGTATTGATAATAACGAAAATACAGAGTGGATGTTTAATAAACTAATTAATTGGTTTTCTGAAAAAACTGGTGTTAAATTTAATAAAGAAATAAAACATCCGAATTGTACATTACACAAATATATCGTAGGCGATAAATTTTCCAAACATATAGATTTATCAAAAGGATTTGAAGAAAGAAGGTATAATTTAGGAATTCAATTAAACGAAGAATATGAAGGTGGAGAGTATGTTTGTTACGATAAAAATGGTGATTCAATAGTATTACCAAAAGAAACTGGTACTGCTTTATTTTATCATTGCAGAGTTCCACATGAAATAAAAAAAATAACAAATGGAAATAGATGGTCTATTGTCATGCCAATACATAATTGGGAGATTATAGAAGAAAATAAAATTCTTATTTAATATGTCTATTGATAAAATACAATTTTTAAAGTTTGAATGTAATGAAATTATCGATTATGCAGAAAATATTACATTAAACGAATGGGATAGAATAGAGCGTAAAAATAATAGATATTTTATCAAAGAAATATCAGAATTTAGTACACCCCAAAAAGTATTTAAAGAATATATTAATGAAAATTTATCAAAATATAAAATTGATAATTTTGAAGTGTATATTTTAAAATATATAAATGGTGATTTTTTTGGTAGACATATGGATAAAACGAAATTCCACACTACTTTTACACATGGTGCCATTGCTAATATTAATACAAGACTTAATGATGATTATATAGGTGGTGATTTTTATTTAAATGATTTAGTTTACAATAAACCTGTGGGTGAACTTTATAATTATGATTCCGATGTTTATCACGAAGTTAAACCTATAATAAATGGAATAAGATATAGTTTATTATGTCTTTTACGATTTAGAAATATCACAAAAAAAGATACAAAAAGTTTGTTATGAGTAATAATCCATTAAATTTTTGGAATGTAAATACATTTGAAATATCAAGTTATTATAGAGATAGTTTAGAAAGAAGAAGAAATTTAAAAACAGATAAATCGGCAAACGATACCAGTGGTTTGTGTACCTACACTTATAATTCATTAGGTTTTAGAGGTGACGAACCAACTAAAAAAGGATTCAAAATAATGTCGATTGGATGTTCATATACCGAAGGAGTTGGCGTTAATGATAATGAAACTTGGCCGGCACAATTTGCAAAATTAGTACCAAATGGAGTTGATTTAAATTTTGGATGTGCAGGTAGAAGTAATGATTATATAGTAAGATGTTTACATACATACTATGATTTAATTAAACCTGATTTAGTTTTAATATTTTATACAATTTTTCATAGAAAAGAATATTATACAGAAACGGCAAGTGTTGAACCATTTATGCCAACATCAACTTGGGATTTTATGGAAACCGATACTGGTAAACAAATTCACAAAAATTTTGTAGAAAATTTAAATATATATGATGATTTTATAAATAATTGGTATAAAAATCATTTATTAATAAAATACTTTTTAGAAACTAAAAAATGTAATTGGGTGTGGAACGGAACAAATTCAACACCCACTTATGTTGAAAATAATAGATTTGATGGTGAAGGCCCGTATGTTTTGGATTATGGTGTTGATAATATACATTCGGGCCCGCATACAAACAAAAAATACGCACACCTATTATACGAATATATTTTAAAAAACCACCCAAACTATTTACCATACAAAATAATAAAATAATTTAATATGTGTATACAAAAATTTGATAATTTTTTTGATGAAGATTTATTTAAAGAAATAATTTATTTTATAAAAACAATAATGAATTCTAAACAATCTAAATTAACAACCAATAGAGGATGGGAAGAAGGCCTTAAAGCACACTCTAGTCCAATTATAAGATATCAGTTTGAAAACAATGATGCAGCTTTATTTGATAAAATAAAAGAAGTTGTTTTAAAAAAAACCCAATATTCTATAACTGATATGGTTGTTCATATTTTTCCAAAATTAGCATATATTCCATGGCATTTAGATGACCATTGTGAACATGCATTAACAATTTATTTAAATGAAGATTGGAAAGAAAACTGGGGTGGTATATTTCTTTACAAAAAAGATAATGAAATAACAGGTATTATACCACAAAAAAACTTAGGAATACTTTTAGAAGCAGGAACCAAACATTGTGTAACAACAACTAATATAAACGCAGAAGATAGAATTACTTTACAATTTTTTCTTACTAAAAAAAGAAAGTTATTTTAAAAAATGAAAAATTATTTAGAACACAAATTAAAATATACAATCGATGGTAGATTAATAGATGAAAAGGGACATGCTGTTATGATGGATTGGGAGACCGAATGGATGTATGAATCTGCTAAAATAATTTGCGAATCTGGTGGTGATATACTGAATATAGGATTTGGTATGGGAATAATCGATTCTTTTATAGAAACATATCCAATAAATTCACATACAATAATAGAAGCACATCCAGATGTCTATTCAAAAATGATAGAAGATGGTTGGGATAAGAAACCAAATGTAAAAATAATATTTGGTAAATGGCAAGATGTTATAAATGATTTACCAAAATTTGATGGAATATATTTTGATACCTGGGAAGATGATGGCTTTTATGAAATATTTTTACCACATTTAAAAAATATATTAAAAGAAAACGGAGTATTTTCTTATTGGGAAGGAATATCTTTTCAAATCGTAAATGGTGGAACTACCGATATTTTATACAAAGAATTTGAATTTGATAAAAAAATATTAACATTAAATAATATCTCATCAAAAAAAGAACAATATGAAAGTGGTAAGGGATTTTATTTTAACCCCGATTGGAATCAATGTGTAATACCAATCATACGACACAGAAAAAATGAAATTGTAAAAACTATAATCTAAATGGAATTGATTAAAATAAAACCATCTAATAAAATAGAGGTTAGATATATAAATGATAAAATTGGATTTGGTGTATTTGCACTAAAAAATATTAAAAAAAATACATTAATAGAAATGTGTTATTGTTTAATTATGGATTTTGCAATAATAACACACCCATCATATGATTATGTATTTACTGATGTTAAAAATAATAAACATTATCTACCGTTTGGATTTGGTAGTATATATAATCATAGTTATACACCAAATATTATGTGGAATATTGTTGATTATGAAAAAAAGATTATTAATTTTTATTCATTAATTGATATTAAAATCGGCGATGAGATGTGCCACAATTATGGTGAAAAATATTGGAAAGCAAGAACAAAAAAATTATTATGATTTGTTTTACCAAAGAAGAATGTAATGGGATTATACTTTTATCAAAAGATATTGAAAAAAAAGATTCAAATTTATATTTTAAAAATGAAAATGATATAAAATATAATGTTTGGAATATACATAGAACTCCAAAAACACAGTGGATTTTTGATAAGTTATTTAATTATTTTACAAACACAACAGGAATTAAAATAAAAAAAGAATTAGACATTATATATTTACATAATTATAAACAGGGTAATAAATTTACTAAACACAAGGACGATTTATATCCAACACAAATACATAATATAGGTGTTTGTTTAAATGATGATTATACGGGTGGGGAATTTGTATTATATGAACCATATGAAATATTACCAAAAAAACAAGGTGAAATATATACTTTTCCAAGTTTAAGAGAACATGCAGTTAAAGAAATTACCGATGGAGAAAGGTGGAGCATAATATCATTTTTGCATATAGATAATTTAGAATTAAAAAAAGGATTATTATGATAATTGGAATAACAGGACATACTGCAGGTTTAGGTAAAGCAATATATGATAAATTAATTACATTATATGATGTAATTGGGTTTAGTAGAACAAATGGATACAATGTTCAATCACCGAATAAAATAATAGAAAAATTAGAAAATTGTGATATTTTTATAAATAATGTGTATTATGAAACAACACAATCCGATTTAATTTTAAAATTATTTGATAAATGGAAAGATTTAGAAAAAACAATAATAAACATAAATAGTAGTTCTATACATCAATCAGGAGCATGGAGTCCTCAATATGTTGCAAACAAAAAACATTTAAATAATATTACGCAATCTTTAATTGATAAATATCCAAATAAAAAAGTTAGAATTATCAATTTAAATTTAGGAACACTTGATTCACATAAAAATTTTAACAATTTTAATAAAATCGAATGTAATAAAGTTGCTGAGGTAGTCGAATGGTGTTTAAACCAACCACACAATATAGAAATACAACAAATGACCATAACAGCAACAACACAATTAAAATAAATGGCAAAAGAAGATATTTTAAAAGAATATGTATGTGGTAGCCCATTTCATTATTTAGAAATACATGATAAACAGGTATGGGCATGTTGTCCATCTTGGTTACCAACCTCCGTTGGAGAAGTTGGTAAATTAAATGAAGTATATAATGGTGATACATTAAAAAAAATACAAGAATCCGTATTGGATGGTTCATATTCTTATTGTGATAAACAATTGTGTCCATATATAAGTGAACTTGTATACAACAATATAGTTGGCAGTGTATTCCATAAAAAATCGGATAAAAATTTAAATAAAATATTATATGGTAACACCGGCCCATTAAGGATTAATTTAGCATTTGATAGAAGTTGTAATTTATCATGTCCTTCGTGTAGAATATCACTTATAATGGCTAGTGGTGAAAAATTAGATATTATAGATAAAACAATGGATGAAGTAATTGATGTATTTGGAAAAAGTATAAATTGTTTTTACATATCAGGTACAGCTGACCCATTTGCTTCAAAAACATTTAGAAATTTTTTATTAAATTTTGATAAAACTAAATTTCCAAAATTAAATACAATACACATTCATACAAATGCAATATTATTAGATGAACAAATGTGGGATAAATTAAAAAATGTTAAAGAATTTATACAAACAATTGATATAAGTATAGATGCTGCAACTAAGGAAACATACAACATAGTTAGACGTGGTGGAGATTGGGATATTTTACAAAAAAATATAAAATTTATAGCAACCATCGATACAATGCGAAAAAAAACCTTTTCTTTTGTTGTACAAGATACCAATTACAAAGAAATGTTTGATTATTATAAAATGATTATGAGTTTACCACACGCTACAACTGGATATGAAGTATTGTTTACTAAAATATTAAACTGGGGAACATTTGGTAATGGTGAATATAAATTAAAACAAATATGGAATGAAGAGCATCCTGAATTTAATTTATTTTTAATTGAATTAGAAAAAATTGTAAATAAATATAATTCTCATACAAACATGAACGATATAATTGATAAACATTTACCTAAAAAAAGAAGGGGTTTAATATGAGAATACTAATATTTTCACAAGGAAGATGTGGGTCAACATCTTTAACTACATACATTGGTAATTCATTAAATCTAGAAAAAATTTATGAACCAACCAATTCAAATAAAAATGGTTCAATTGATATAGATTCATTATTTCTTAAAGATAATATTGTTGTAAAAATTATGGAATGGGAATTATTAAATTTAAATATGTCATTTGAAGATATTAAAACAAAATTTGATAAAACTATTATATTAACAAGAGAAGATGTAATGGAGCAGGCCGAAAGTTTTTATAATTCAATTGAAAATGATAAATGGGATGTTAATTGGAATATTAACGATATTAAAAATTTTAATATTGAAAAATTAAATAATATAAAAACAAAATTAGAAAAAGATAAACAATTTTTATTAAAATTAGTAGCTGAACATTTTACATATGAATCAATTTTTATTACTGGAGAAAATGTAAAAAAATTAAATAATTATTTAGGTATAGTAGATAGTAAATTTTTAAATATTTTAAATAAAAATAATAAACTTAGATATACCAAATTTACAAATAAGTTAATATAAATTTGGTAATGTCAAAAATTTGTCGTATATTAGAGTATTATAAACAATTAAACTCTAAACAATGAAACAAAAGACAGAACAAGAATTGAAAGCAAATTATGACCGATTTATAGGTATAATTAAGAAGTATTTTAAAGGAGATAGATTGGAGAAATTACTCCATATGTATTCCGAAGAAGAATTGGGTAGTAATTTAGCAGTATCACCCGCATCAGGCTCAAAACACTATCATAACGCATATATAGGTGGGTATATAGACCACATCTTTAATGTATGTAAGAACGCTCTTAAAATGAGAGACCTGTTCGTAATGCAAGGTGGAGAGATAGATTTTACCGAAGAAGAATTGATATTTAGTTGTCTACATCACGATTTGGGAAAGTTAGGTATTAGAGGTGAATTACATTATTTACCAAATCAAGAAGAATGGTCTCAAAAGAAATACGGAACTTTATTTGTTCGTAATGAGAATATTCCATATATGACCCTAACCGATAGAACTTTCTTTACATTGAACCATTATGGTATTCAGTATAATGAGAAAGAGTATTTTGCAATCAAACTTACCGATGGTATGTATGACGAAGATAATCAAAAGTATTTAGCTGGTCACGACTTAAAGAAACAATTAGTTTATAAGTTACAATTTATTATGCATTGGGCAGACCATATGTCGACAATCATTGAAAGACAAGATAACACAATTTAATGACAGATTTTCCGATTTGTAATAAAGTTAGGGTAGTTTTGTCATAACTTTGTTACACATTTGGGGTTGGTATAGTATTTGGACTATATGGGTATTATTAACTAAAAAACATTTATATTATGTACATGATTGATTACAGTAAGTTATTCGATGAATTTTTTCCAATCGAACAACCAAAGACAAGAACGACTTATGTTCAAAACAAATTCGCAGTAGACATTAAAGATGAAGCTGCAACCCTTGC